GGACTAGGCCACATGGTATTTGTGGTCTATGCCAAGTCGCCGGTAGATGGGTGGGAACAGGTGCGTGATATTTTGGAAGGAGTGAAGTGATGACTGACTTGGTTAATAGCGAAGCCTTCGAGGCACGAGTGAACGAGATGCTTGAGATGGTAAGTCCTGAACATAAGGAAGCCTTCAGATGGATATTTGAACTGGGCAAGGGCGTGCTGGACGCGAAGGGATCTGAGTACATTGGTCTGATAACTGCGCTGGCGATAAATGATTCGGTGCGCAGGAGGGCTGCGGAGGATGCGAAGAAAAAGAAGATATTACGTGTTTGACGACGAACCAATTGTTTACTTTGTAAACAAACCGCAGATGGAATTCTTTATCCGCCACGGCGTAATAGAAGTACGAGATGGCCGCTATTGGTCAGGCGCTACAGAGTTTAAAATAATCCAGAAGATACCAATTGACACAGTGATTGGATTGGGTATGGTGGGTGGACAGGTCTCTGATGGAGAAAACAAATGATCAATAAGTTCGCTAAACTTGAAGCATCACTCAACCGCAAACGTGCCGCCGCAATCCTGCCGGAAGAACCGGAGAAGTCATATACTGGAAAATGGAAAAACATATTTTTCAAAACAAACGGGCATTGCTGTACTGGTGGCATGACGCATGATACAGAGGAAATAGCTCTTAAATATGCCAATGCCCTTGAAAGGCGTATGAGTGAAACAGGCTCAGATTTAATATGCATTTGCGGTATCATTTGGAAAAATCACGAGCACTCGCACATTTTACAAATGCCCATCGGCGGGGGTGAGAAGTGAACGCATTCGTAATAGGCTTCTTAATTTTTCAGGCGGCGAGTTCTGTCTTGTGCGCTATCGTAGCTGATAGCGTAGGTGAGCGATTTGCTAATGCTGCTATGGCGGCTGTTCAGATCGTTGTGATAATTTACGTGTATGGAGCTTTAAAATGACTCGCCTATACCGCGCATGGATCCGCTGGCTGCATGAACAGTTAGACGACTGATGAAGTTATCGGGAAGGTGTACAGGGTTAAACGAGGCAATCATGGAAAAACCTAGAATCAAAATGAAAGCATGGCGTGAAATCCATGAGAGGGTCACGTTACGCGGCAACGGGTTTGTAGCGACAGTATGGTTGCCATTGAGTGGGGCTAAACAAACACGAGGAGAGAAGTGATGAGTGAAGGTTCTGTTTTAGTAATTTTGGTTCTGTTGTTTGTCGGGTGTATTGCCCTGATGGTGGTAGGGGAGAAGGATTTCAACGTGAAGATGGAAGCCCTGCACCAAGATTGCATGGTTTCCAAAAAAGACAAATTCTACTGCGACCAGCTCGTTGAGGATCGCAGGGCGCGTCACCGGATGGAACTGACTGCAGCTTTTGCAATCGGTGTATTCGCTGCAAAGAGATAACAGGGTTAAACGGAAGGGAGAAGGATGATGAGATGGGAGATAAAATATTTTCTGGGAGTGGGGTTAATCCTTGTTATGGGGATAGGTCTTATACAGGAGATGCAGCGTCGTGACCATTATGCGAGGTGCATGACGTTTAACGAAGGTGCTGCATTCTGCGACAAATTGAAGTAACCGCCAATAAGAGGGGCAAGAGGAGATGGGGATGAACAACAAGGCGATATACACAGAGTCATATCTCAAGAAAGCAGTTATGCATGGAAAAGACCATTGGGATTTAGAAGTCCATGATACTGATGCGGCCATTTTATGGATGGCTGAACAATACTTGAAATCTCTGCCTATCTTAGAGTTTTACGCTAATCCAAAAACATACGACTACGTTAAAACATCGCCATCTTGCTCTCCCATTAAGTACGACAAAGGGCAAAGAGCGAGAGATTTGCTGGAGGCCAAGCCATGACCAGCTATTCAGACGAGGAAGTGAAAGAGGCTATAAATGGCCTGGGGGAGTTTCTGGATTGGGCAAGAGCACAACACCTTGTCAGCGAAAACTCGGCATGGAAGGAAAGCGCGAAACTGATTTGGGCAGCAGAACAATACCTGAAGGCCAAGCAGGTAATTGAGTGGTATGGGGATAGAATGAACTATGAAATGCCGCTTCTTACATTGTCGGCAGAGCCTTTGATTAATGAAGATGAAGGCCAACGCGCAAGGGAGTTTCTAAATGGACGATAACGAAAAAGCCTTCTACGCCGAAGTAGATAAACTAGGCCGTATGCCAAGGGCGAAGAATTACTACGCTGGCAAGGAATGGGGGCCTATCTGGGACTTGGATCGCAAGCGACTTGGTGCGAAGTATGATACGAGTAAGGAAGGAAACGTAACGGAATGACAACCCGCACCTACAAAGATTTCAAACCTATCTTTCAATCTGCGCTGGAAGCCCATACGAATTGCAAGTACAGACACTCGCTTATCTTTTGGCGTGAGGTACGTAACATGTGGTATCGTGGTTTGACAGTTGACGAAGCCGTTAGGAGATATTGTGGGGAAACGATGGATGGGCAGACTCCGTGACTAGCTTGCATGAATGGCAAATCAAATACATCAACGCCGTCAAGGATAACGCCGACCTGGCGGCTACCCTTATCGACCTTTCAATTGCTCCCGCCGCTTTGGAGTATGCCCTTCAGAACAACGTAGCCTTCCGAAACGCTGTCGCTATGGCGCAGTCTGGTATTGGCTCAGGTATGTTGTGCGCTGCGGAATTGGCTAAACTCAGGGAGGCTCAGGTATCCGAATCACGTAGCGCTGGATATTTCGGGATGACGGTTGACGAGTTTAGGAAATCCCTCGCAGATGACCCCGACCTCGCAAAAGTTTATCATACCGCTCCGCTCAAGGGTCAGGCGATGATTCAGGCGGCGCAGTTTGAAGCTGCTATCGCTGGTGATGGCGATATGTTGAAGTGGCTCGGTAAGAACCACTTGGAGCAAGCGGATAAAATAGAGACTAAGGTCACTGTGGAGGAAATTACAGATCCGCGTGAACTTGCAAAGCGTCTGGCGTTTTTAAATGCGCGGGTTGGGGTGATTAACAGTACAGCTATAGACATAACGCCTGATGCAGAAAACACTCTTGCAATCAGTCAAGAAAAAAGTGATACTGATTTGGGGCCGACCGAATAGGTTGGAAATTGGCTGAATTAAAAAACTTTCGTGTAGATGAGGAGCATAAAAACGCTCTCGACTACCCTCTTTATGTTGATGCTCGCGTTCTCGCGGCCAACACAGCCGAAACTGTCACTATTCCTTCAAACGCAAAATATGTAGTGTTCAGCGCGACTCCCGCGCTTTTCTACGTCAATTATCAAGGCACTGCCGCAGCACCCGCTGCTGATGTTGTGGACGGCACCGCTTCTGAACTCAATCCTGATGTTCGCTACCTTGGCGGTCTTGCCAACTTCTCTATCGTGGCTCCGGCTACGACTATCGTTACTATGCTGTTCTATCGCGGTTAACCCAAAGGGGATATAAATGACTGAGATTCTTCACTCCATCCACAGCCGGATTCTCGGCATTGACGCTGAAAAGAACTTGGTTCTTAATGGCGCTGTCGCTCTGGCTAACGGCGGTAAATGCGCAGATGTTGGTACGCCTTCCGGCACTGGCGTTACTTGCTCGATCACGAAATCGGGCAACATCGCAACGCTGAATTTCACGCTGGCTTCGGTCGCTGTGACGTTCACGGATGCGGCTGGCTCCGGTTCTTCCGGTTCTATCAAAATCTTCGACTTCGCCAACTTTGCCATTCTGCCCATCGGCGCTCGCACCAACCTCACGCTGACTTCCGATACCACGATGGACGTAGCTGGCGATATGGCTGGTGTGTTCGCTCTCGGCTCGGCTGCTGCAAACGCAGGCGATGGCGCACTGACTGGCACTGAAGTTGACTTTGCTGCTACCAAGGCGTTCACGCTCTCGTCCAACACTCTCGCGGTTGGCACGAACATTACGGGCGTTGGCACTGCGATTGATGGTACTGCCACTGCCGTTGACCTTTACTTCAACGTCTCCGGTTCGGCTGCAACCGCTGACGCAAATGGCGTTCTGACGGTTTCCGGCACGATCACGCTTCTTGTCGCCCTTCTGGGTGACGACTAAGATTTACATGTACTTGTACGTGTGAAAAAGCCCCCTCGCTGTTAAATGGCCCCAAACCAAGCGAGGGGGTTTTCTTACCTACGGATTGGGGCTGTGGGGAGTTCCTTCGTGTTTGCAAATATCAGGCTCGGCATCGCAGTCCTTTCTGGACGTGACCATAATCCCAAGTTTACCAAGTGCCTGACTGAATTGCTGGTGGTACTCGCATCGGATAAACAGTTAACCTTCTCCACAATGTTCCGCGATAACGTAGGTTGCCTGAGCGCGGGTCGGCAACTGGTTCTCGATCAGGCGATTGAACGTGGCCTGACGCATCTCCTGTATATTGACGATGATATGACTTTTCCGGTGACTGTGGCTTACGACTTGCTGCGCCATGATGTTGATGTTGTGGCGTTGAATGCCGTTCGCAAAGACCCATCGAAACTGACGTTCTGCGCACGTGATACGAATGGTGCGGAAGTTAGTAGTCTCGGCAAGCATGGCCTAGAACAAGTTAGGCGTGTAGGAATGGGTGTCTGCTTGGTGCGTGTCGAGGCTGCTGCAAAAGCGCCGAAGCCTCATTTTGAAGTCGTTTATAACAGGACAAGCAAGGCGTATATCAGTGAGGATTATTTTTTCTGCGATCATCTTCATGCTGTCGGTTCCAAGATTTATGTTGACCATGAAGCAAGCCAGAAAGTCGGGCATGTAGGAGACTATGTGTTTGGGATTGATGGAAGTGTGGTCGGGGGTTGTATCAAAGCATGAGTGACCTAGACGAGCTTGAAAAAAAGATCGCGGCTATGTCGGATGAAGAACGCCGTGAGCTATCGCGTGAGTTGACTAAAGAAACAAAGAAGATGGTTTTCATTCCGAATCCAGGGCCGCAGACTCAGGCTTATTTTTCGGAGGCGGATGTCCTATTGTTCGGTGGCTGCGTGTCTGCTGATACGCAATACCTGTCACGGTTCGGCTGGAAAGACATTAAGGACTATGCAGGCGAAGAAATCGCGCAGTGGAAAGACGGCGCGTTGGAATTTATCAAGCCTGAGTATGTCGATCTGCCTTGCGAGGAATTTATTAAGTTCAGCAATAGCCGTGTTTCGATGCTTCTGAGTCCCTGTCACAGAATGCCGCTATATGATTGGAATGGAGTCTTTACAGTTAAGACCGCTGCGCAAGTGGAGGCAAAGCCGTCAAAGCATAAAATCCCAGTCAACTACACTACGTCGAACGCTGGTATTCCAATGAGCGATAACATGCTCAGGCTTGCAGTGGCTATCCATGCAGATGGCAATTTGTACGTTAAAGAAAACAACACTGCCCATTGCCGAATCTGGTTGAGAAAACAGCGCAAGAAAGACAGGCTGTTAGGACTCCTTACTGCGCTGGAAATTCCTTGGAAGGAATACCACAATCCCAAGCGTCCTACGGAAGTTCGCTATAGCATTGTAACGGAAATTACCACGAAGGACTTTAGTGGCTTCTGGTGGAATGCGTCTCAGCGCCAACTGGAAATTATTCTAGAAGAAATTTCCCATTGGGATGGTCTATTTGAAGGAACACGCGGCGGAGATATTACCTATTACAGCAAGAATAAAGTGGATGCTGACTTTGTTCAGTATGCTGCCCATGCGTGTGGTCGCGTAGCTACTATTGGCGCGAGATTAAAGAAGAACGAAAAGCATAGCGTTATTTATCAAGTATCCATCTCCCAAGAAGGAAGCGTTAAATCCTCAGTGGTTCTGCGCGGAGATGCTATTGATATTTCCCGCGTTAAAACAGACCGCATGTATTGCTTCACTACTCCGTCCTCTTTTTGGTTGGCTCGCCATGATAATTTTGTTTTCGTCACAGGAAACTCGCCAGGCGGCGGAAAATCGGTGTTGGAAATCGGTCTCGCGCTAAACTCACACCATCGCTCGCTAATTGTTCGTCAGCACTTCTCTGACTTGGAAGGCTTGATTGATAACGCGAAAAAGATTGTCGGCAGTAAAGATGGTTTCGTAGGTGGCACTCGACCTAAGTATAACAAGCCAGATGGCGGTGTAATTCACTTCGCTGGTTTGGCGGAGGATGGGGGTATTGGTGGGCATCAGGGCGTAGATCACGACCTGATTTGTGTGGATGAATGCGCTAACGTACCGGAATCACAGGTAAGATTGCTCTTGGGTTGGCTCCGCTCTGACCGCAAAGGCCAGCGTACGCGCATGGTATTGGGCAGTAACCCGCCGCTGGATTCTACCGGCGACTGGATGATTAAGTTCTTCGCCCCGTGGCTAGACCCCGCGCATCCTAATCCGGCAAAATCCGGCGAGTTAAGGTATTTTCTTCCTGACGCTGATGGCAATGACGAGGAAGTTGAGAAAGGCGCGTTCACCTATATTCATGGTGTTCAGGTATTTGCGCAGTCGCGTACTTTCATTCCGTCGAAGTTCACAGATAACCCGTACTATAACCCTGAAGAATACGCCAAGGCTCTGAGCGCCCTGCCGAAAGAAGCACGCGAGATTCTTATTTCTGGTAACTTCCTTCTCAACCGTCCTGATAGTATGTGGCAGCTAATCCCTAAAGACTGGGTAAAGCAGGCTGTGGCGCGGTGGAATACGCATAGGCCGACCGGAGCGCCTATGTCGTGTATTGGGGTGGACTGTGCGCAAGGTGGGGCGGATAGCACTGTGCTGGCTCGCCGCTATGGGGGGTGGTACGATACGTTGATTGAGGTTCCTGGCAAGGATACACCTGAAGGAAAAGACATTGCAGCATTGGTTGTAAAATATCGCCGTGATGGATCTCCTGTCGTGATTGATATGGGTGGTGGATACGGTGCCAGCGCCAAGGAGCAATTAGATAGCAACGGGATTAAATGCGTACCTTATAAGGGTACGAAAGGGACGGATGGTACAGTTAAAGGTAGTTCTAGTAAGGGGCAGGCCATTGGTTTTCCGAATATACGGTCAGAAGCCTATTGGCGGTTCAGGGAAGCCCTCGATCCCTCGCAACCAGGCGGAAGCCGTATCGCTCTACCCGATAACCAACGACTTATAAGCGAACTCTGCACGCCTGAGTATCGTTACCAGAATAACAAGTACAAGGTTGAGAGCAAAGAGGAAGTGGTTGCGCGACTAAAGCGATCAACTGACTTTTCGGATGCCGTAGTTATGGCATGGTATGCTGGCGAGCGTGAGGTTGCATCCTACCATCCCGGTCAAGGACTTGGCGGGAATAAACCCGTACCCAAGGTCATCCTCGGCCACCCTCACCAACGCCGCCCAACAAGACGCTAGATATTTAAAAAGTCTTAAGGTACACTTGTTTGGGGCCACTTAAGTTAAGTGGAGATACACGATGGGAAGTTTGCTAGGCGGTGCTAAAATGCCCGCGCCCCCGAAAATTAAGCCCCCGGCAGAAATGCCAAATTCTGACGCAATCGCCCTGCAAAAGAAAAAGCAGGCGACATTGGCATCTCAGCAATCAGGCCGTTCGTCCACCGTGCTTTCTGCGCGCGAAGGACTGTAACATTGGGTCAGGTTGACGATCTTCTGAATTGCGGAGATAACCTCTTTAGCAAGAAGTTGATGGTAGATTCTCTTAACCAAGAGATTGCCGAAAACTTCTATCCTGAGCGTGCAGACTTTACGGTTATGCAGTATCAGGGTAAGGATTTTGCATCGAATCTGACGACTTCTATTCCTGTTATTGCTCGCCGCGACTTGGGAAATATCTTCTCTGGTATGCTGCGTCCTACGGATAAGAAATGGTTTTACACCCGCGTTCAGGATTTTGATACCGTTGACCAAGAAGGCCGTATCTGGCTGGAGTGGGCAACCGGATTGCAATATAACGCGATGTATGACCGCGTATCCAATTTCGTGCGTGCCACGAAGGAAGGCGATCATGACTTCGCTGCTTTTGGCGGCGCTTGTATTAGCGTCGAGTTTAACCGCCGTAAAAATGCAATGCTCTATCGCAACTGGCACTTGCGTGATGTGGCGTATTGCGAAAACATTGAAGGATTCGTCGGAGAGGTTCACCGTAAATGGCGTCCTCAGATGCGCCAACTGGCAGGGCTATTTGGCGATAATATTAGCCAGAAGGTTAAAGATGCGCGTGACGAAGATAAATACAAAGAAATTCAATGTCGCCATGTGGTTGTAGAGGCTGACCAGTATCAGTCCGGCGACATTAAGAAGAAGTATCGCACGCCGTTTGTTTCGTTTCATATCGACGCTGAAAACAAACATATCATGGATGAAGTCGGGTTCTTTGACCTTGGATACGTTATTCCGCGTTGGCAGCGTTACGGATCTTCGCAGTATCCTGTAAGCCCTGCAATTGTTGCGGCCTTGGGTGATGCACGCCTGATTCAATCCATGATGTTGACTCTTCTGGAAGCTGGCGAGAAGGCCGTTAATCCGCCGATGGTTGCCGTTCAGGAAGCCCTGCGCGGTGACGTTGCGCTGTACGCTGGTGGCATTACATTCGTCAATGAAGATTATGATGAGCGTACCGGCGAGGTCTTGCGTCCTCTAACGCAGGATACACGGTCTATTCCGTTGGGCGTAGAGTTGATGCGCGATGTTCAGATGAACATTACCAAGGCGTTCTTCTTGGATAAGATTGGTCTGCCGCCTATGTCTGATAGAACGACTGCGTTTGAAATTTCTCAGCGCGTGTCTGAATACGTGCGCAATGCTCTGCCGCTGTTCGAGCCGATGGAAACCGAATACAACGGCGCTATCTGCGAGATGACGTTTAATCGCCTGCTGCGTAATGGCGCGTTCGGTGGGCCTCAGGATATTCCGCGTAGCTTGCAAGGTCGTGATACGCAGTTTGTTTTTGAGTCGCCGTTGGCTGAGGCGAGGGAGCACCTGAAGATGCAGAAGCTACTTGAGACGAAAGCTGCTGTGTTGGAAATCTCGGCTATTGACCCAGAAGCGGTCATGTTGTTTGACACTAAAATCGCTCTCCGTGATGTGCTTAACTCTGGCGTTGCGCCTGCTAAATGGGTTCGCCCTGATGCGGTCGTTAAAGAAATGCTGGCTGCTGCACAACAGAAGAAAGCGGTTCAAGAAGGCGTCATGGATATAGCTGGCGCGGGAGTTGCCGCCGAATCTTTGGGTAATGGCATGAAAAGTTTGCAAGAAGGGATGATTTAAATGGCTGGTTTGCGTAAAGATGCGCCGTATCCTGGTGGCCCCACTATAAGAGCGCCAATTAAACCTGACGAGTTAGAAAAAGGCATGGGCAAGTATAAAGACTTTAAACCTGGATTGCCCAATGCGCCTGATACCCTTCTCACTCCTAAGAAAAGGAAAGAAGGACTCTAATGGGCGGTATCGCAAAAAAAGTAGCTGGCGGTCTGGCAATGGGAAGCGGTGATTCTGCTGCACCTAAAGAGCCAAAACAGGTAGCTGGTGGCGGCATCGAAACTCCTATTAAAAGCGCTGCTGATGCAGTTGCAGCGAAGAAGAAAAAAGAACAACAATCCGTATCCTTGCTCGGGCAGGGCGGGGAAAGAAAAGTAGGACTCTAGTCCTGCCTGTGGGGAACAATGGCTAAAGCACTAAAACGGCAAGCGCCTCTGTCGCTGCCTGATTTAACGAAGGAAGAAATTGTAGCGTTGAAGTCTGTCTATCAAGGGACTGCACGCGAGGATCAGCAAAATCTGGCTTTGTCCGTCATCATGAAGAAATTCTGCATGATTGGCGGCTTGGAATTCGACGTAGATCCGCATATCGCGGCATTCAACGGCGGAAAGAGACTAGTGGGGCTACAGATACTCGACATTATCAACACGCCTATTGAAAAACTCGTAAAAGGAGCATGACTATGACTGAAGCAGCGATTAACCCCACGCCGGAACCGATTGCCACTCCCGCGCCTGAAGCAACTCCCACTCCCTCACCTACCGTAGTGCAACCTACCCCTACGCCTGCACCGACTCCTACGCCTCAAGCCACTTGGCCTGACAACTGGGCTACACTCGCGGCTGGCAATGATGACAAAAAGGCACAGCGCATTAGCCGGTACGCTTCTCCGCAAGCCTTGGCTGACGCATTGATTGAAGCACAAGACAAAATCCGTTCAGGCGGTCTGAAAGTTCCGTTTCCTGTTGACGGCGATGACGCTGCTAAAGCTCGCTGGCGCACGGAAAATGGTATTCCCGAAACGGCTGACAAATACCAGATTCAGCTTGCCAATGATATGGTTATTGGAGAGAACGACAAACAGATGTTCAATGAGTTCCTTCAGGAAGCACATTCTGAAAACCTTCCGCCGTCTGCTGTCAATAAAGTGGCTTCATGGTATTTTGCCAAGCAAGAAGCTGCTATGGCTGAACAGGCAAAACTGGATGATACGAGCCTGCGCACCGCTAAATCTGAACTTATGCAGGAATGGGGCGGTGGCTATGAATCCAATCTGGAAGAAATCGGCAATCATCTCGTGGCTCAATTCGGTCAGGAAATGGCCGCTACACTTCACTCTGCGCGTATGCCTGACGGTCGCCTTTTGGGGAACGTCCCTGAGTTCGCACGCGCTATGCTGAAACAGGCTCGCGAACTTAATCCTGGCGCTGTGCTGGTTCCGGGTGCGAGCAATCAGGTTTCGGCGGTCGGTGATCGGATTAAGCAGATTGAGGGTGTGCTGCGGGATAATCCTGATGCTTATTGGCGCGATGACAAGATGCAGGCTGAATTTGCGAAACTGCTGGAATTTAAGCAGAAGCAGAATGCTCAAGGCTAAGTTTACTCTGTGCCTCGACTTCCCCCTGTCAAACAAAAAATTTGACAGGGGACTTCTTTTTTGGTTAATATTAATCGTCAAGTACGCTTGACAACCTAAGCAACGGCCCCGTGTCGATGTTTTTGGGATAACCCCCGCAAGGGCTACCTTATCCCGTCATCAATGGCTTCCCTGTTCTGCGGTTTGAACCTCTCATCAAACAACATTTACAACAGGAGCCAATCACATGGCCACGTCCACCGCGTTTATGACTACCTACCGCCCCGAATTTATTCAAACGTTCGAGCGCGAATATTCCATCCTCCGTGCAACGACCGTTACTGAAGCATCCGTTCGCGGTACTTCGGCTGTATTCCTGACTGCTGGTTCGGGCGGCGCTGCTGCTACGACTCGCGGCGTGAACGGCCTTATCGCTGCACGTAACAACAGCCTGACCCAAAATACTGCAACGCTCACCGAATGGCACGATCTGGTTGAAGCTACCCGCTTCACCACGGATATGTCGCAAGGTGACATTCGCAAAATCATGCAGCGTAACTCCGTTGCTGTCGTGAACCGCAAAATTGATGACCAGATCATCGCGGAACTGGATACGGCAACGAACGACACGGGTACTTCGACCACGGCATCTATGGATATGGTTGCCAAGTCGCTCGCTATCCTTGGCGCAAACGATGTTGACCTGTCGGATGAAAACAACCTGTTCGGCCTGATTACCCCAGCGTTCCTTGCATATCTCCTGCAAGTCAAAGAGTTTGCTTCGGCTAATTATGTCGAAGTTAAGCCCCTTGGCGCAGGCCCGATCCGCAAGATGCGCCGTTGGGCAGGCGTGAACTGGATGGTTCACTCCGGTCTGACTGGTATGGGTACGGCTACCGAGAAATGCTACCTGTATCACCGCAATGCAATCGGCCACGCAGCTAACACTGCGGAACTGAATGCTGCCGCTGGCTATGATGAACGTCAGGACTTCTATTGGTCGCGTGCTTCCATGTTCATGGGTGCGAAACTGCTGCAAAACAGCGGTATCGTGCAGATGAAACATGACGGTTCTGTGTACGTTGCATCGTAATTAACATTCTGAAAGGAAACTAAAATGTCTTACAATCCTGCTGTCCTCTCCCTCGTGTCGCAAGGCATCGGTGGCGTTGGCAAAACCTTCCATTACACCAGCACTGAAGCTGGCTCCGTTCTGGATGCGTCTGGCTACATCTCTAACGCTACTCAGGCTGGCATGGCTGCTGGCGACCTCGTTCTGGTCGTTGACAGCGATGCAACTGGCCCGACGATTACTGCGCACTCCGTGTTCGCAGTGACGGCTGGCGCTGGCAACCTTTCCGATGGCACTGTCATCGGTTCGGCAAGTTCAAGCGACTAACCATAACCTACTCCACATGCGTCCCCACAACGCATCGGTTCCCCGCCAAGGTTGCTCCTTCCCTTGGCGGGGAATTTCTTTGTGGAATGAACCGTTTTGGCATATACTTTAGTGGGGTCGTTTCGTAAGGAGAGTTACTTTGTCTGAAGCAACCCTGAAAAAGAATATGGGTCGCGCCCCCCAAGTGCGTGAAATCAATTTCCAACTCGAACAGCAAGTATTCCAGCGTTGGGCGTTTACCGCTCCGCATGGTTCCAAGTTCGATGATTTGCTTGAGCCTAACTTCTGGGCGGCTGTGGCATCCAAAGTTCAACCGTGGGACGTTATCGTTGTGAAGTCGGAAGATCATTCCTTCTGGGGTGAACTTCTGGTTCTGCATAAAGAGAAGTTTTCCCTGCAAGTCGGCAAACTGCGCTACGTGGAAATGGATAAACTCGAAACTAAAGTCGCTAAAGAAGAACTGGAACTGACGGCTGACAAGTATGCGCTAGAGTTTGACGCGAAGAACAAGTGGAAGTGCATTCGCAAGTCTGACCGCGTGCAGATTTTCCAAGGTCATACCTCGAAAGAATTTGCTGAAAAAGCATTGGAAGAATACCTCAAGCGCCTTGGTGCATAAATGGTAACGACAAAACTTAGCCTGTTCAACGGAGCATTGCGTGAGTTGGGTTCTCGTAAACTTGCGAGCTTGACAGAAAACCGTGAATCGCGCCGTGTCTTAGATGATATTTGGACAAGCGGTTTTGTGGATGAAGTATTGGAAACGGCTCAATGGACGTTCGCAATGAGAGCAATCGAAATTGCGAGCGATCCATCGAGTTCGCCTGAGTTCGGGTTTAGGTATAGATTCACGAAACCTAACGACTGGGTGAAAACTTCCTACGTCTGTCAGGATGAAGATTTCAACATTCCCAACATGGATTACGCTGACGAGAATGATTCATGGTGGGCGAATATTGAAACGCTGTACGTCAAGTATGTGAGCAATGATGCGGCGTATGGGAATGACCTGAGCCTGTGGACTCCAAGCGTGGTTACGTTTGCGGAAGTTCTGTTGGCGCGTAAGGCTTGCAAGCGTTTGACGCAATCGGACAGCGATGAGGAAATGCTTTGGAAGAAGTTGAAGAAGGCAAAAGTTGAGGCGCTTTCCAGAGATGCTATGAAGGGGCCGACTAAGTTTGCGCCGCGTGGCCGTTGGGCTTCTAGCCGGTTGGGGCAGCGTGGTAGCCGGTATGATACGGATGGGAATAGCGTAAGCTAATGGCAAAACAAAACGTCATCCTAAATAAATTTAATCGCGGCATGGTATCTCCGCTTGCCCTGGCGCGGATCGACCTAGAGGCGACTCCGTTCTGGGCAGAGGAAATGACCAACTGGATGCCCCGCGTACTCGGCTCCATGCAGATGCGCCCCGGTACTCAATATATCAATCCGACATATACAAACTTAAAAGCAAAGCATATCCCGTTTATCTTCTCGAATACGGATACGGCAATCATCGAGTTGACTAATAACCTCATGCGCGTGAAGGTTGGCGAGGCTGTAGTTACCAGACCGTCAGTTAGCACGACCATTACAAATGGCACGTTTGCCACTGATATTTCCTCATGGAACGACGATAGCGCAACAGGCTGTACGGCGAGTTGGGAAACTGGCGGGTACGCTTCACTTGCTGGCAATACTTTCAATCGTGCGAAGTTACGTCAAGTTGTGACTGTAGCTCTTGCCGACAGAAACGTAGTCCATGCCATTCGCGTTGTGGTTACTAAAGGGAAGTGTTATTTCCGAGTTGGTTCTACCAGCACAAACGACGATTTTTTCACTGAGTCCCTTTTAGGCGTTGGCACGCATAGTCTGTCGTTTACGCCTAATGCCGACTTTAACGTGACGATTGCTGCTGACCAGAAATACGAAACGCTTGTTGATAGCGTGACGATTGAGGCAGTTGGTGATATGACGATTCCTGCTCCGTGGGCTGAAGCTGATCTTCCTTATCTCAGATTCACGCAATCTGCCGATATTATCTATGTCGCGTGTAATGGATACCAACAATACAAGATTGAGCGCCGCGATACAGAGGCGTGGTCTGTCGTAAAATATATGCCGGAAGATGGGCCGTTCAGGAACATCAATACTACCAGAACATATATGACAGCAACCGGCGTGTCAGGCGACATTACCCTTAACGCAAGCGATAGCGTGTTTAAATCGACAAACGTGGGCGGACTCTATCGCTTGGATTCGATTGGTCAGTATGTTCCCATTAGTGTTACAGCAGAAGGCCAATGGAGTGATCCTCTACAAGTCTCTGGCGTTGGCAAATCTAGGGATATTACAGTTGAGAGGTCTGGTACGTGGTCGGCAACAGTCACGCTGCAACGGTCTGTTGGAGATATTGGTAACTGGACGGACGTTACGACTTATACGACGAACGCAACTGTTACGTATAACGACACGCTTGATAACCAGATTATCTATTACAGAATAGGCGTTGATATTGGAGACTTCACAAGTGGTACGGCTGTTTTAGCTTTATCTACGGCTGGTGGATCTATTACTGGTATAGTTCGCATCACCGGATACACAAGCGAGACTTCCGTATCTGCGATGGTTTTGAAAGCATTGGGCGGTGGGACTGCTACTGATAACTGGTATGAAAGCTCTTGGTCTGACAGGCGCGGTTATCCTAGTGCCGTTGCTTTCTATGACGGTCGTCTAGTGTGGGCAGGTAAAGACAAGATTTTTGCATCTGTTTCTGACGCTTTTGAATCTTTTGATGATGAAGTTGTGGGCGATAGTGGCCCCATTCAGCGTTCAATTGGTAGTGGGCCAGTAGATAAGATTAACTGGCTGTTGCCGATGTATCGCTTGGTTCTTGGCGGTCAGGGCGATGAATGGGAAATTCGTTCATCTGCGTTGGATGAGCCGATTACGCCGTCGAACTTCAACATTAAGTCCGCGTCAAACCAAGGCAGTGCAGGCGTTCAGGCGGCTAAGGTTGACGGTACTGGCGTGTTCGTTCAGCGCTCTGGCAAGCGCGTTTATGAGTTGGGATACAGCCAAGATCAGTTCAACAATTATCAGACTGACGATTTGACTAAGTTGTTTCCTGAAGCTGCTGGTGAGGGGAATACGTTCATCCAGATTGCGGTACAACGTCAGCCGGATACGCGTATTCACTGCCTGCGGAGCGATGGCAAGGTTGCTATCAACGTGCGCGACCATGCGGAAACCGTCAAGGCGTGGATGATTTTCGAAACGGAAGGCGAAGTTGAAGATATTTTCGTCATGCCAGGAGATGAAGAAGATAGCGTTTATTACTGTGTCAAGCGCATGTTGGGTAACGATGTTGTAAGGTATCTGGAACGCTGGTCTATGGAGTCCGAATGCCAAGGCGGGACTATCAATAAGCTGGCTGATTCGCATGTGTTATATGACGGCGTTGCGACTGCGATTGTGACTGGCGCTGACCATCTGGAAGGCAAGACGGTTACGGTATGGGGCGTGGTAGATGGCGAAACACTTCCTTCTTATCTGGGTGACTTTGTAGTGACAAGCGGCGGGTTCACGCTGGCGGAAGCTGCAACGCCTTTCGTCTATGGCCTGAACTATCGCGCTAAGTTCAAGTCATCGAAACTGTCTTACGCTGCCTCCATGGGAACGGCGCTTAACCAACGCAAGATCCAGAATGAATTGGGCTTGGTTGGCAGGAACATCTGCGCAGGTGGCTTGCAATACGGGCAGGATGAAGATCATCTGGATTATCTTCCAGTTATCGAAACGGGGGATACGTACAGCGATGATTACATATATGAGTCGTATGATAACCTCATGTTTGAGTTCAACGGTGACTACGATACAGATCCTCGGTTACTGCTTCAATGCGAGTCTCCTTTTGCTGCTACTGTGCTTGCGGTTACTTTGGCTAT